AAAACATCCGCGTGTTGCGGATCGTGTGAATGGAAATCGTTTGCACGATGCGACCAAGGTCGCAGAGCTAGCCCATGATCCTAGAGCGAGAGCGCAGAAAGCACTCTCCTCAATAAAGAGGATCATTTCCTGGTACGTCAAGTTTAAGGACGACCAGAAGACTCGCCATCTCGTAGAGACCTGTTTTAGAAGGCTCGACGAGGTGGTTTTCGCTGAGTTCGCGAGGGACAACGGTGAGACATATCTGAAGAAAGCATTTAATCTTCTCATGTGTCGCGCCCTGAATTGTCCCAGCGAGTGGCAAACGGAGGACATTTTCCCATTCCTGTTTACAGGCATGCTGTGGAAGAAGCTTAAAATTCAGCTTCTCGCAGCCCGGAGCGGGAACAAGCGCGCTCTTTCTCTCTTTTATTCTCTTCTCCAGAGTAAGCGTACATGGTACGCCCTCTCGGACGAAAAGAAGGAGAAAGCGCTCAAGACACATGAACAATTGTTATGTGATCGTGAGCCAACGCGCCCTAGTTCCATCTCTGTTTGGGGGTTAAAACGGGCCGTGGATATGATAATTCCACGTGGTACCAAGTTTCTTCCCGGTTCTTCACTTCCCACATTTGGCGCCGGTATCGGTGCTAAGAGGAAGGATGGTGGTTGCCACAGTGCAACTACCTGGGTTAATAAAGGATTTGATCCTTATTTCCCGAAGGGACCATTGCCGCCGCGCGCGAACGCCGACGCTCAGTTGCTCTCATTGATTCAGACCCAAAAGCTCTGCAGTGAATGGAGTCTCCACATAGATAGTTACGTCGCATTTCCTCGTGCTGAGGTTCAGATTATACCTGAGCCGGGAAAGTTTCGTATCATAACTAAGGGAGAGCCTGTTCTCTACACCGCCGTGAGGCCGTTCCAGCATTTCATGCTAGATCAATGGAAGAAATTGGGTTTTGGTACTATGAGTGAGACTTGGGAGGAAGATCTTGTATCCTCTTTTCAGAAGTGCCCTTTGGGGGAGTCTGAATACCTTGTCTCGGGTGACTACGAAGCCGCCACCGATCGTTTAGAACGCTGGGTCACGAAGGTGATCTATGACCGCGTTCTCTCTAATATCGATTGGGGCGATTACCACTTCGCTGCTGAAATGCGCGATATGGTGATGCACTCTCTTCTTCCCCACGTCCTGATTTATCCGGACGGACACAGCCGCATTCAGAAGAATGGGCAGTTGATGGGTCATCCATTGAGCTTTCCTGCTCTTTGTATTGCCAATCTTGCCACGTTCTTGATAGCGGGACTGATGGACTCTGAACCTTTCAGTGTCATGAAGAATCGAGAAATAAGAGCCTACTGCCGGGCAAAGGGTCTCCGTATCAACGGAGATGACATCCTTTTCAAGAGCGATTTGAATTTCGCTTCCGATTGGAAAGTTGCCGCCGGTCAGATAGGATTAGTGCCTTCCGTAGGAAAGAATTATGTCTCCCGTTTTGCGGGTATGATTAACAGCCGACTCTTCGTTGTGAAGAGCTTTAATGGCTTGGACTTCGTTGGTTATGCTAACGTCGCCCTGTCTGAGGGTTTTCGTCTCAAGACGGATCCCAGAATGTTGATCAATACTCTCTCTCGGGTAGAAGTAACTCTTCGTCGCGATGTTCCTAGCGACGTCTCTCTCAAGTTGCGAACTCGCTTCCTGAGAACTCATAAAGAGCTATTAGATAGGTTTGGACAGAACTACTTCCTCCCGATTCACATCGGAGGTATCGGTATTGAGAACTTGAACGATCGTAAGATCGGCCTCACTCCACACCAGAGAAAGATCGCCACGCATCTCATTGATAACCCTATTGAAAGGGTGTTGATTGAGAAGTTGGACGAGCTCCCTGCTGGTATGATGAGGTGTCTCAGGGCAATGAGAATCATTTGCCCTCCGATAACAGTTGCTCCGTTCGGGCCCATCAACGAGCCCCAGCTCCTGAAATCGTGCGACGATCTGTTCGCGCGTCTCTCAGGTCTCTATGCATTTGAAGAGGGTGCGCCCAAAACGGCACCGTATCTTGCTAGGATGTCTCGATTGCCTACCGTTGGAAAATGGTATGGCGTCGATCAGATTTTGGATGCTGCAGAACAGCGGCTCAATCTGTCAGTTGGATTTCATCCGACTGGTCATTCTTGCCTCTTCTAATGAACGGGGTCTGGCACTTCATGTCCCAAAACGGGTTACCGTACGAAAACGCGCTGCGTTGGATCGTCTAGAGACTGCACGGGACAGTGTGATGGAATTACTAACTACCATTACAGTGTGTCCGATGGACAGTCCTTGAGATCAACAAGCAGCCCGTGTTTTGATCGGTCTCCTTTCGGAGGCTTAAGACAAAAAGTCTACATGAATGCCAAAAACTCGTCCTCGCATGGAGGAAAACAGGTTAATGGTCCTGCTAAAACCATCCGGTCCTCTTCCCGTGAACAGAAGAAACGACGCAACAAAAGAACCCATCCGAAGACAGATCCCTACGTATTGTCGCTCATGGACCCTTGCGGAGTGGCTGGCCAGCGTGTGCCAACTGGAGAGGTCTCGCCCTCGAGTACGTCTCGTTTGACGTTCCGTGCGAGTGTGCCCTCTCTAGGTGCTATCGCTACCTACCCTTTCTCCCTCATCGTCCACCAGCCGGCAGCCATCGGCGCCATAGCGAGCAACTCGCTTAATGCGTCGGCAGCTCTCGCTGTGTTCGACTATAATACCGGCACGAGTCAATGGACTCTTCGTGCTGGTGTTTCTTCGAACTCTACCTCTCAATTAGCCCTTCAACAGGGTCTGATCGAGGGTGCTGGAAACAAGCTTAGGGCGGTTTCGTCCTGTCTCCGTTCGGTGTACACTGGTTCGACCATGAACGACGGTGGTTCCATCGTCGGTTTTCAAGGTCCCCTTGGTACGTTCCCCGCCATGACTGGCGCTGCCAATCTTCTCGCTGAACCGTTCCCTGGTAGCATTGCTGCTATCGGTGCAACGATTCCGACAACCACTCTGGGTGC